ACATGGACGAACTTGTTGACGATGACTTCTTTGACAAGGTACGCGAACACTGGATTCCTGGAGCAAATAAAGGTTGGTGCGATTTTGACACCGGACACGTCTGGCTAGGCGCGCGTCTTCACGCACGACACGGTATGTACTGGAAGTATCCGATACACGAGGTTTTTGTTCCGTCACTTGATACACCGCTTAAGAGCGTTACCATTCCAACAAAGATGTATCACAAGCCGGACAACTCCAAGTCCCGCGGACAGTATCTTCCGATGTTGGTTGCCGCGTCAAAGGAGTTCGGTGAGGATCACCGCATCTGGGTTTACCTCTGTAGGGAGTACTACTACTATAAGATGTGGGATCTTGTTATCTCGTCCGCGGAAAAGGTTACGGAGTTTAGTAAGGACTGGTTTGTCGAGAGGGCCGCGGTAAATCGCTTTGCGGCCGAGGCAGCGCGCAACCTAGGTAAGCATGAGGACGCGATGAAGTTTGCGGATAAGGCTATCGAGATAGATCCGTGCGGAGAAAATTACTTCGAGAAGGTTCGCTGTTACTACGGTGTAGGCGACTGGGGTGGAATGTGGGAGACGTGTAAGCTCGTCGCAAAGTGCGAGCCGACAAAGCACTACCTGTCATCCGAGTCGCTCTGGCGTTGGCAGCTCTACGACATGCAGGCGCTCTCCGCGCACTACCTGGGAGATAAGCCTAAGGCAATTAAGTACGGGGAGCTTGCGTTAAAGGGAAACCCTACCGATGAGCGTTTAATTAAAAACATGGAGTTTTACCACCAGGGAGCATACATAATATGACCGACATGCCTAAGATCTTTATCGCGCTTCTTGTTAAGCAAAAGGAACTAGTACTTCCTCTTTTTCTGCGCTCTATAGATAACCTAGATTACCCTAAGGATAGGATTCATATCTACATCCGCACGAACAACAACACCGACAACACGGAGTTGCTTCTTGAGGAGTGGATGGTAAAGAACGCCAACCTATACGCGGGTATGATGTACGACAACGCGCCCGTAGAGTCAGCCGTACAAAACTACGGCATACACGAGTGGAACGGCGAGAGGTTTAGGGTCCTTGGAAAAATACGCCAGGAAAGTCTGCGTCAGTGCCTTGAGACCGACTCCGACTACTACTTCGTGGTTGACATCGACAACTTCGTGTTTCCGGAGACCCTGCGCGAACTTGTGAAGCTAGAGCTTCCGATCGTCGCGCCGTTGATGCGCTACGCTGTTGCCGACGAGGAGCACGAGGATACCGACGCGTACAGGTTAGTTATGGGACCTGACCGTTGCCGCTACTACGCAAACTACCACTACGTTGTAGATGATTACGGTTCAGTAATTCCTGACACGGTGTACTACCACCTTCTTTACCAGAAGGAAGGATACCGTGGTGTATTCGGTGTTCAGTGTGTTCACTGCACATATTTAATTAAGCGCGAGTACATCGAGAAGTTAAGCTATCTCGAGGAGTCGGATCGCTGGGAGTACATGGTATTTTCTAGCTCCGCGCGCAGTCAAGGTGTTACACAGTACCTAGATACACGACGTATATACGGAGTTCTTACGCTTACAGAGAACAACCGCATGTGCGAGTATCTTTACGACGAGTTAATGGATCCGGAGACACGCGAGGAGAAATATCAGAAATATAATCCCTCGGACCTTGACGTTGGAGTTGGCCCGGGACTTAACTCCGTAGTCTAAACTTCCTTCTTTTTCTTCTTAGGTTTAGCCTTGATCTTTTCCTTTTCACGCTCCTGCTTTGCAATTTTTTCCTCGCGCGCCGCGTGATATGCATCAACCGCGTTCGCGCTCGTGCGCGATCTCCACTTAAACGTACACGCGGTACACTCAACAAGACGCATGGTAGCCCAGCGTCCTCCTCCCGGAACGTCAACTACAAGTGTAATAAGTTTATTTGGTCGTGCATTGCAGTACGGGCACTGCGGGAAACGTTGACGGCGTGATTCCTGTCCGTTCCATGAAACAGAAAGCGTACGACGAATTTCACCTTCGTCCTTTCCTCCCCAGATTCCCCAGATCTGTCGATGTTCAAGTGCCCACTTTAAGCACTCCTGACGAACAGGACACGAGAAGCAGAGGTTCTTTGCCTGGTATTTTTCCGCGGGCTCAGACGAGAAGAAGAAATCTCTTAGGTCCTCGTTCTTCTTTTCCGCACAGGCGGAGTTCTTTTGCCAGTCTAGGTTTAAGGAGTTGTTGCTCACTCTACGATAACCTCAACCCATGTTACAAACAGTGTATCGTCTACGGAGTCGCCCTCGCGTGTTTCGCCTTCTTCGTCGCAGGCTGTAAGGTCCATGTCGCCGTCAACCTCGCCGGCATAGCCGTAGGTAACGTGAGATGTCTCAAGAAATTGAAAGCCCTTACCTAGGGAGACGGACACGCCGTCTCGTTGCAGGGCTGATGCAAGAGCACGGCGGATAAGTTCGTTCTCCAGATCCACGTGATCTTCCGTAAAAAATACTACGGAATCATCGTGAAGTGGCTCGTAGCCTTCTCCGGTCCATTCTTTCCATAAAAGTTCGCCGACACGCGAGTCTTTCAATGTTCTCCCTAGGTTGTAAGGAGTAAATCATATAACACGGAAGATAAAAATGCGTTGATAATCACCGACTATTTTTAGGTGCCCAATTACCCTAGCGTCGGCGTGTTCTAGTCTCAGAGTGTCACTGAGTGACAGATAAGTAGACCTTATTACATGTTGTTATACGTGCCGAGAACAAGTTGGCCGTTCATATCAGGCCATAGGTACTGGTAGTACTCCGGACGCGTTCCGGTGTCCTCGTCCCAGCCGAACTGGGAGTACCAGGCGTAGTCCTTGCGTAGTAAGGCAACCCTATGTGTAGACGCGATCTGCTCGTACGTTCCGGTATCCGTTAGCCAGTACGGGTAGGTGAGCTCGTCCTGGATACGTCCAAGCTCGAGCGCACGCGTAAGTGTTCCCTGGATCTTGGGAATCATGGTGGAGTTGTATCCGCGTTTAAGCCACTCGTCACACATGGTAGTTGCGTACAGGGAAAGCGCCTTCTCGTGACCTTCCCACATCTTGGCCGCCGGATGGTTACGCCAGCCCTTAGGGTCTCGGTGTTCACCGCGAGGATCAAGTGAGGTAAGAACTAGCATAAGCTGCCATGCCTCAAGAACCTGCTTGTTAAGGCGCTTGTTATCGAGCTCCTGGGCTATGTGCTCAAAGGAGTCGGTGTGAGGTACAAATGTTTGCACGTATTCGTCCGTTCGTCATTGTGTAAATTATATCAGGTCAGGCTGCGTCGTCGGGCTCGATCGGCTCCTCGATGTCGATTTCCATGTCCTGGTCAAGGTCTATCTCGTCTCCGTCGATGTTATCAACCGAGGTGTAGATTCCTACCACCGTGATCTTGTTGCAGATATAGCACTCGTTCACCGCACCCGGTGAAAGATGAATAGGAACCGTAACGCTGAGAAGACGGGTAATGATGTTTCCCTGGATATCTACGCTGTCAGCTTCCCACAGCGAGTTTTCATCTATCCAGCATCTTTCGCAGACCGGGACGAGGTCATCGTCGTAGCTGCGTATATTCACTTACTAGTCGATTCCACGGGGCTACTGTACCACTTTTTCTTAGCGGCATGTCGAGAAAATCCCTTGTCAGAGTCAATTAGGTATTCACGATCTCCGATAAGTTCAGCGTCAGGTCCCTGTGCGTTTCCCTCCAGTGCATCCTTAATTGCCTTACCTATCCAGTTTGCAGCCTGCACGGGAACTGCCTTTCCCCACACCGCGGCAAGTGACGAGTAATCACGTGAACCTTCGATGTTCCAGTCGTCCGGTAGTCCTTGCATACGTGCAGATTCTCTGTGTGTAATAAGTCTTGGCTCTGTCGGGTGTACGACATGATCTAGCGCGGATCCTGTAAGAACGTTACACCAGTGATCGGTTTTCCATCGGTACGGTTGCGAGAATCCAAGCTTAAATTCCTTGCGGATAACACGTGGAGAAATGTCTATCCACTTCTGAGGAAACTTACCGTCGTTTAGATCTACTGCTTTCTTAAGAGCTCCTCCGGTATCTCCGTTTCCCTCCCAACCTTCGTTTCCGATGATATCAAATATCTCTTCAATTCTTTGTGCGTGAATGTTTGTCTTACCTATGTGGCCGTCAACCTTGCCGTCAGGCGAGCGCAGGTGCTTAACCCACTTAGTTGCGGGAGCTGTGTACTTTTGCTTATTCCACGTCTGCGGCATCTTTGCAAGATCTCCGATGATGTCCATGATGCGAGGTAGTTCCTTTGGCTCAGGTGTAACTGCCGAGAACTTAACTCCTGATTCGATGGCTACCCAGAAGTAGCGTGGACGAAATGAGAATCCACCAACCTGTAGGTTATTTTCCTTTACGTGGTACAGGTCATATTTTTTACCTGAGATCTGTTCAACCATAAGACGATAGTTGTTCATTACGTCTCTACCCTGTGTGTATGCCTGCTGGACGCACTCGAAAACAATAGCGCGAGGTTTTACGCGCCCTGCGTATTTCATAAAGGCTACGGTGTGTTCGTGTGCCTTAGAGTCAGGTCCACGGTTTGCGGGACCCGACCATACGGACCAACCGGAGCAGGGAGGACAGCCCATAACTATGTCTGCCTTTTGAACATGCCACTCGTTTGGATCGTCTGAAAATTCAGCGGACCAGTCGTTTCCAAGAAGATGACGGTTGCTCTCAACTACAGGATTTCCAAAGTTTAACGTACCAGTGCGGTGAATCATCTTCATGTCATTTTGCACGAAGCCAAGACTCATGAAGCCCGCAAGGCCGTTACAGTCGATAAATGTCAGTTGAGACACGGTTATACCTTTCGTTTCCTAGGGTAGGACTGTATACCGCATTCGCACTTACCGCGTTAACTTAGGATGAAATATTTCCTTTTTCAACCGCAAGTTTACCGACCTCGTATCCGCAACCTGCGTATCCCGCGATGTCAACCCAGGTATCAGCCTGGAAACCTGAACCGTTAGAGTAGCGTGCCATCTTTACACCGACCATGCACATCGCGACGTCCTCCTGTGACACGGGCACGTTAAGAATAACCGACCAGATCTTTGCGATGCGCTCGAAGTTTTCCTCAGGTCCACCATACTGCGAGTCACGCTCGCCGGAGATGATACGCGCTGCCTCACGAAGTGCCTCAACGCGGTACGTTACGTCT